CTCATATTCGGCCTTAAACTCGTCGGATCCGTAAGGGTGATCGATATAGGCATCAATCAACTTCACGCCGTTGAGATGTTTCTTGAACCGCCAGCGAAGCTTGCCTCGCTGCCAGTTGCTCGACACGCCTGGAAAGCCGCCACCATTACGCTTTGCCATGGCGCGCCCCGATCATCTGATCAATCCGATTATCAACGTTGGACAGGGTGCCGACGCGCAGAACCTGAATGGTGCCGTCCGGCGCGATGCGGAATTCGCCCGGGTCAAAGCCCGCTGCGAGTGCCCCTTTGATAGCGCGGGTCACGTCCACTTGCTTGAAGGCGGTTCGCAGCTTTGCCATGGCTATGCCTCGTCCTGTGCCAATCCCGCAAAAGTGCCGCTATCCAGGGCAATTTGCAGGTCCCGGGCCATTCTGACGACTTGGGCCGCGACCTCGGATGCGGCGGAGGTTTTGCCAAGGCCAGCATCAAGCAGATTCTCAACAGCGGGCGCACAATATTGCAACGACAACGCAAGGGATTGCTGTTCGGCAAGATGGGCTTTGAGCGAGGGGGTCATAGGCCGACCCTCCGCTCCAAGTCGACCGTGGCTTCGACCAGCATATCGGACAGCATCCACGCGGGATGCTTGCTGCTGTTGAGGTTGTTCGCCTCGATCACCGTTTGCAGGGCCATTGCCAGCGCACGAACCTCGCTCGCCGCCCGATAGGTTGCATCGCGGTCCTGTTCGTGGGTCTGCCCGCAAGGGGGATTGATATCGCTCGACGTTTGCACCATGTTCATGGGCAAGATCCTTTTCTTCGTGGTTTAGGATTGCATGAGACCGTCAGGGTTGCCGCCCTGGCGGTCTTTTTCGTTAGTGGCGGCGAGAACGGCCTTCCGCAGATGAAAGATGATTTCTGCATTCATCGACCTTTCGCTTTCAGCCGCCATCACCTTGAGCGCGCCCCGCATCCCGTCCGGAAAGCGAAGCATGAACTTGTCTTTGAGCTGGCGGTTCTGCTCTTGTTGCATCGTTGCCTCACAGTATGGCCTAAGGCCAATATGGCCCAAGGCCAATATTGATGCAAGCGCGATTATGGCCTATTGCCACCCTATGGTACAGAAGAGCGACAGCAGGGACTTGGACAAGGTGATCGTTCGCCTTCCCGATGGGATGCGCGACCGGATCAAGGCTGCCGCAGAACACAATGGCAGAAGCATGAACGCAGAGATTGTTCAGGCACTTGATTACTGGCTCGCGATCGAAATTCACTATGAAGTCGAACTAGGACCCGGAACCGATGCGCAAAAAGTCGGCAGGGCCGATTGGGAAGATGTTCGGAAGGGTCGTGAGGAAGAATATAGGAAAGAAATCCAGAGATCTATCTGGCTGATGCAGGGCTTGCTTAGGGACCTTAAAGTGAGCCCGGGCAGGCACGACGAAAGAGCCGGAGGCGACAGCGATACTGACGTCGAATAGCGCCGAACGCAGCCTACACGATCCGATCCAGCACCGGGACGGCCCAATCCGTCGCGCAGGCTTCCGCCTTGATGATAGCTTGCTCATAACTCGCGCCGTCCCACAGCACCGCTTGCCCGCCGTCATCCTCGATCAGCAGCACAAGGAATCGTGCCGGGCACATCATCGGCACCCCGAGCGCCGCTAGCTGGTTCTGCCGAGCGCGCAACCCGCGATCCGTCGCGCCGACGATCTCGATCCGGTCAACCTGCGCAATCATCATGTCAGCCATGGTCGCCCCCATTGCGAGCGCGCATCGCGCAGGAACGGCAACAGAAGCGTATGGATGCCCGCCTTGGTCGAAACACCTCGCCGCAATGGCCGCATGAGATATCCGACAGACTTCGCTTGCCGGGAGAAGCACAAGCCCAGCTGCAGCAGACCTGCTCAACCCGATGCGGCAGGAAGATTTTCTGACAGACTGGACAGGTCTTGGGGTGCCGTTTCCGCTTATGCGCGCCGTAACAGGCATGGTTGCAGAACCGGCCATGACCTCTGAATGTCTTGCCGCAGTGATCGCAGGTCCTGCGGGTCTTTTCGGCATCGCTGGCGGACCGCCACCGGCAAGGCTTGCTGCAAAAAATCACGTCGCCGCGCGCCTCGGCCGGTATCGGTCCGTTGCACCACAGGCATTTCCGGTCCTGCCGCACCGCAATTCGCTCGGCACGGGCTTGGGCGGTATAGGCAGATTGCTTGCATTCCTTGCTGCAATACATGCGGTTTGCGGATGATCCGTCCGGCAACGGCCCGCCGCAATGCTCGCACTCGGCCGTCAGCCCGAGTTGACCGCCATATACACCGCCTGATCCTCCGACGCCTGCCGCATCCTCGCCAGCCAGCTTGCGTGGCTGGTGTTGCATAGCCGGCTGCAAAACTTGAAGTGCCCTTCCGGCAAAGGCGCGTGGCAGCGAACGCAGCGCGTCCGCTCGATCAGCGTTCCCGCCTCGATAGTCCATTCCGGTTGTCCTTCATACCAGTCGGGACGCTCGGCCCCTGCTTTCATGAACACGGCTTCCAGCAGTGCGCGGGTTGCGGCATCCGCATCGCTCCATCGCCACGACTTTCGGCAAAGGTCAGCGCGCAGCGCCGCCCGCAGCGGCCCTTCCAGCCCCCACAGCGAACCTGTCTTTCCTGCCTTGAAAGCCGCCTGCACCAGACGGGTCAATTCCACGATCATCGACTTTTGGCGCGCTTGGCTGATCCGCCTGCCTTGGGTGCTATAGGCCGTCATGACTCGGCCAACATTTCGAGAAACGCGCGATCCTGACTTTCCCGAGGATCTTCCTTAATGTCGTATTCGCGCCCGTCGATCCTGATTTTCCACTCGCTGGTGATCAGGCGGGACCACTCACATGCCCTGACGGTGATGATTGCCGGGTTCTTCGAGACCAACCGCGCCTGCATCACGCTTTCACCGCCGCGCAGCGGCAGGACATTGGCCCATAGGGTGAATTGCAGGTTATACCCCTGAATTACTTTCCCGTTGGCGTCCGGTTGCTTGATCGGCTTTCGAAACGCCGCCCGTTTCGTCTGGTCACTTGCACCTTTCCTGCCCATCATTCCGCCCAATCTATGAAGGCCTGCGCGTCCTTGACGGTGGCATCGTCCAGCCCGGCCTCTTTCGCCGCCGCCATGGCCTGCAACATCGCGCCAAGCGCCCGCGCCTTGCCGCCGTGGTCGAACGCCTGCATCGGGCGCACCACGTCCAGCGTGACCGTGCCGCCCAGCTTCTCGGTGGCTTCCTCGGCCATCAGGTTGGCAATCGGTTGCAATACCAGTTGCGCCAGATGCCGCTGCGCCTCGCGCACCAGCGGGCCGGTGGTGGCCGGGTTGGTCAGGCCGGGCAGGATGCCGAACACGCTGTAAACCTCGCCCTTGGCCTCGGTCAGCAGCTTGTCGGCAAGCGTCTTGTCCAGTTGCGGGGAAAGCTGATCCGGGGATTGGCCGATGTTCGGGTTCATGCCGGCGGCCGTCGCCTGCGCCGTGCCCTCGATCACCAGAGACGCGCCCCGGTTGCCCCGGAAGCTGCGCCGCATGGCATCCATGTCCTCGGCGCTGCCCTCGGGAACCGGGATGATCTGCGAACCGATGGGGGCATCGCGGAAAACATCGCGCAGGGCATGGGTGATTTCGTCCAGCAGGGATGCCGACAGCTTGGCCCGCGCCATCGGTGCCGATCCGGCCCATGGGGTCACGGCGTCCACGCCGATACGGAAGTGCAGCACCTCGGGGGCCAGCACGGTTTCGTTGCGACCGCCGCCGATCTCGGGCAGGCCCACGCGATAGGCGCGCGGCTGGCCGTAGCGGGTGGACAGGTCCCAATCGGTGCAGGGAATGAGCCGGTCGCGGATCAGAAACAGGCATTCGCCCCGCAGCGCCAGAGAACGGCCACAGATTGCCATTGTTCGCCGGTCCAGCAGATCAGTGCCCTGCACATCGGCAAGGCTCAAGCCGCCTTCCCACAGGCTCACAGAGGCTTGCACCGCCGCCGTCAGTTCGGCCAGCCCGGACCCGCCGCTAATCCATGCCTCGCGCGCCGCCATCAGCGCGGCGGTATAGCCCGGCTGCGCCGATCTGGTTTCGACGGGCGCGGGTTTGCGCCGGAACATATCCATCAGGCCCATGTCAGACCCTCCATCGGTTCAGGTGATGGACAGCACCCCGACAGGGTTGCCGGTCCTGATGCGCTTCCCATGCCCGCGCCTCGATCTGTGCCGAGGGATAGGCGGGCCGGGTTACAGCCGAGAATTCGAACAGCGCGGCGCGGGTGATCGTGCGCAGGACGCCAGCGCCGCGCCGCTCGATCCGCTCGCCGTTCGGGGTGACGCGGAAGCCGGGGGAAAGACCGCGGATCAGGCCAGCCGCATGAGCCGCCAGAAAGTCCCGTGCCCATGAGGTGCCGCCGTCTATGCGCGCCTCAATGGTCAAGGCGTCGTCGCCATCGGTCAGGGTCAGGGTGCCCGCCGATCTGGATGCCAGCGGGCGGTTGAAGTCGTGACCGGCCAGCAGGTGGATATCCTCGCCCGCCTCGATCCGATCTGCGAAGGCCCGCGCGGCGATCACCTCGCGCCGCCCCGGTGCCAGTTCGGTTTCCGCACCATAGGGAAAGCGGGCGGTCAGGCGGGTTTCCCCGCCATCGGCCCGGATTTCCAGCGCGCCGAGATGCCCGCCCCACAGCATCAGGGTTCACCGATGCCGGTCAGGATGCGGGTCTGCATTCCGCGCGGCACGGCAAAGTCAGCCGTGACAAGGCCGGTCAGCACCAACTGCCCCGAAGCCGCCTTGGTGTAGGGATCGCGGATCAGGTCCACGCCGCCATAGAGGCCCAGATAGGCGGGGGCGAGACCCTGCACCGTGGCAGTCAGGATCGCGGTTGCGGCGGGAATGACGTTGCTGATTGCCGGGGTGCCGACATGCTTCACCAGCCGGTCCCATTCCCACAGCGGCGCGCCATCTGCCGCCTGCTGATCGTCCAGTTCAGACCATATCGCCGGATCAAAGGCGACGTTGACCTCGGACGGGCTGTTGATCGCATTGGCCTGCATGAACGCCACGATCTGCGCCCGGAACGCTGCCCATGTGGCGCGCTCACCAACGGCGGTTGAGGTGATGCCATAGGCGGTCGCGCCGGGAATGATGCCCAAGGGCTGGCCCGCCGCACCGCTGCCGTTGATGGTTACACGGTCAAGTTCGACCCCGATTACCGCATTCAGGTCGCGTCGGATCGCCGATTCCAGCCCTTCGCCCGCCTGCTTGAGCGCCTTGCGGCTGATGACCATTTGCGCGCCGCCCGTGTGATCCGGGTTCAGGCTGACTTCAGAAGCCTTGTATTCCGAGGCCGCGCCGACATTGGCAAGCTCGGTCGTCTGCCAGCCGAACACCGCGCCCGCCGTCGCCACCGGGAAAGCCAGTTCGCCCTGGGTGATGTTGATCGACGCCACGCCGAGACGGGACGCGACAGAGCCGGGAAACAGCCGGTCGATAACCGGGCGGATCACTTTCGGGTTGATCTGATCCGCCGCGACGGTTTCGCCCGCGCGGGTTTCCAGCACCGCATAGGGAACCGGGACGCCCTGATAGCCGCCAGCATTGCGCATCTCGGTTACGACCTCGGCAGTCGCACCCGACAGCGCCCGGCCTTCGTCCAGCGACAAGGCAACCTGCCGCAACTCGAACCTGCCGATCAGTTCGGCAAATTGCCGTTCGTCACGGGTTTCCAGATCGGCCCCGGCCTCGCGCCGTTCCTGATCCTCGGCCACCAGCGCCGCGCGATACCGCGTTTCATTGGTGCGATATTCCTGATCCATGGTTTCCATGGAGCGGGTTTCATCCTCGGTCGGGCTTTCCTTGCCGACCAGCCCGGCCAGTGCCTGCCGGATTTCCGACTGGCGGCGGGCAATCTTTACGCTGTCAAGCATTCGTAACTCCTTGATCTGATGGTTTCTTGCTCCGGGCCGAAAGGTCCGAAACGGCATCGCGCCAATCCTGACGCGTCTCGGGCAGCGGCTTGTGGCCGCACTCGATGCGGGTTTTCCGGGTGTGGCAGGCGGGGCAGAGCGCCTGAAGGTTGCCCGGATCATAGGAAAGCTCGGGGTGCGTCCTGACCGGCTTGATATGATCGACTTCAAGGCGGCAGCGGGCTTCGCCGCAGGACCGGCACTGGAAGCCGTCGCGCTCAAGGATCTCCATACGCAGGACACGCCAGCGGGCGGTCTTGGTGACACGCTTGGAATAGCGGTGATGATCGCGCCGGATGCCCATCAATCGGCCCTCGCGCGACAGGAAAGCTCAAGCCATGCATGGCGCGGGCCAACCTGCTTGATTCCGATAATGTCGTAATCCAGTCCCTCGCAGATCAACCGATCCAAGGGTGACAAATTGCGGGTGAAGGATGAGGCCCGGACAATGAACCGGGTGTCAATCGTGGCCTCGAACATGCCGCCGACAAACTTCTCGGCATCAGCTACGTCACGGCGCGATGCCGCAATCGGTGTGTCGTGATCGATCCATTGCTCAACCATGCTAAAGCCGTCATCGACCAGAGCGCGGCGACGAAACTGAATACGGCGGTCCAGATTGGAGGCGCTCATGCCCATGTCGCCCTCGCTTTCCGGGCAGGCGCGGCCCGCATCCGCGCGCCTTGCGCCACCGCCAGCACCGATGCCGCCGCTGCGTCGATCCGGCCCAAGGTGCGGCCCTTCGCCAGCTTGGCGTTGCCTGCCGGGTCAATCAGGGTGACGGCATCGGCAAAGGCGAAGCGCAGCAGCAGCGATGGCGTGACCTTCACTTCGCCATCGAACAGCGCACGGCGGAACCGCTCGATATCCTCGGCCCCGTCCTTCCAGCCGAAGCCGCGCCAGATGAACGGGACGCGGCCAAGCCCGGCGCCGTTCATCGCTTCGACAAACTCGGCATGGCGGAAGCGGTCGCCAACGATGCAGGCGGGCTGGATACCGTCAAGCTGGCGCACGATCTCGGCCAGCCACAGACCGGGCGGAACCGTGTTCTCGCCCATGACCGACAGTTCGCCGCGCTCGTGCATTTCGACATAGCGCCCGGCCACGGCATCAGACGCGCCGCGATCCGCCAGCGACGGGAAGGCCGGGAAGCTGCCGAGGGCTTCCAGCCGCCCGGTATCGGGCCAGTAGAACGCCGCCGCCGACATGGAGCGAGACCCGCCGAGGTCCACGCCGAGAACGCACGGCCCTTCGCGCGGCGGCAGGTTATCGGGCGCGACTTCGGCAGACAGCCATTCATCCACCGTGACCAGCACCGATCGGTTCTCGATCGATACCCGCTCATTGCGGTTCAGGTTACGGAAACTGGACAGGGCCGCGCCGCCCCGCGCGATGGCAGTCTTTGCCGCCGAGAGCAGCCAGTCCGGGGTTGAGCCGATACCCTCGGCGGCGCCGGGGTTCGCCAGCAGCAGGCTTTCCAGATCATCAGCCGGCAGACCGAAGGGCGGGCGATGTTCCTGCACATAGCTGCCGGGCGGCGGTTCATCCAGCCAGCGGGAAAAGGTGTTGGTGTCGTCGGCGGCCGAGGTCGAGATGATCAGCGCCCGGCCATCGCGCTTGCCGAGGCCCGACAAGATGGCGTTTTCGAGATTGTCGCCCTTCTCGCGTTCCCATGCCGCGCGTTCGTCCATGATCGCCAGCGTCGGAGCACCGCCGAGGATCGACTTGCCATCAGCAGCGATACAGCGCGCCAGCCCGCCGCCGTTGCCGCCGAATTCGATCTCCAGCTTGGAGCCGCGCCGGATGGTGAACTGCGCCCGATCCTCTTCCGGCAGGCCGTTGATGTAGCCCAGCACGAAATTGAAGGCGATGCGCGCCTGATCGCGGTTGCGGGCTGCGAAGATGATCTCACGGTTCGGTTGCGGGTTCTCTTCCAGCGCCCCGACAAGCTCGGCCAGAGCAAGGCCAGCGGAAAGCGCCGTCTTGGCATTGCCGCGCCCGATGGACAACACCCCGACCGTCACGCCCTTGGAAAAGGCACCTTTTACGAAATTCCTCTGGAAATTCGCCAGTTTAAGCGGTTTTCCGGCCTTTTTGCCTTCGGGAACGCGCAACAGCCCCAAAAACTGGATCGCCCGCATCGACGGCGATTTTCCCCGGATTTTTTCCAGAAGTGAGAAAGGAACAGTCCGATATACGATCCCCTGAAAAACCGAAGTCCGGGCATTGGGACCATGCCCGAACAGGTCGTGATCCGGGA